TACGCCGTACGTCATCCACTTTTCATCTTCAGGGCTCCACCAGCCGATTTGTTTGTTTGAAAACAATACGTTCAGGTACGGCTCCGGCATCTCACACCCCGGCTCGATCTTGATCCAGGGGCCCGCGGCCCCGCGTTGATTCTTGCTCACATCGACCTCCCAACCGCCGCTTCCGCGATCTCGCCAGCCAACTCATGAATCAAACCCTCAACCGGCGTCCGTGGGCTCGCTAGCTCAGGTGGCGCTGGCCGACAGTCGCAAGGCTTCACCCCGGCGCGCGTGTTACTCGGATTGGCGTAGCGCCAGCCCGTACCCTCACATCGCGGACAATTGGCGTTCTTGCGCGTCTCGGCCCCGTGGTCGGCTCGGTACTCCTGAATCAACCCTTCGATGTGCGCGATGGTCGGAAAGCCCGTACAGCGCTTCGGGGCGGTTTTCAGCGCCCACTCCAGCGGCGCGGTCGAATGATCGGCCAAGCAATCCAAGTATTCCTCCGTGCGCCCAGGCGGCAGCTCGGTGCCAAACTTCTCGTAGGCGGCGCGGTAGCGGTCAAGCGCTCGGCAGATCAAACCCGCGTTTGAGGAGCCACTGTTCGGCCTCGCGGGTGATCGTCTCACGATCGCGGTCTCGGATTTGTTCGGCTTTCGATCTTCCATCCATTCCTCCGTTTGCCAATGCCATGCTGCGTATCGCCGTCTCTGGCGGTTTGATCCAGTTCAGCGAGTTGATGAACGTCGCAGGGTGCGGGCGCTTGTCCGGCTCGCGCCGCTCGAACTCAGCCGCCCATGCCTCCGAGGTATCCATCAGCCGATCGAACCGAGCATCGGGACCCTTGAGCCCGTCCATGTCTTCGGCCACAGCTCCGGCTGGCAACCGACCGTTGACGATGACCGCGTGAAACGCTTTCCGGCCTGGGACCTTTCCGACCTTTCGGGGGTAGGTTTCGTACCACGTTTCAAACGATCCGCCATCATCGCTTTGCCCGCCCTCATCATCGCTTGATGATGGTGTGTTAGAAGAGTCGTTAGACTCTTCTACACATCTAGTTCTAGTTCTAGTTCTAGATGCATCTGCATTGCTTTCCATTTGCAATGCATTTGCATTGCTTGTGGATTGCTTTTGCTTGTTTCCCCACCGCGCATCAGCCGCCGCTTTCCGCTTCTCGATCTTCTCGACTGTCTTCTCGTACTCGCGCGTCAAACGCTCGTTTTTGATCTCGCCATCCTCTACCGTAAACATCGCTAAGATGCTCATTCGATGGCGCTTCCACTCTGACGGAGTGAGCCTAGAGCAAGCCCGAAGCATGGCGTCGTCATTGGGTAGCGATGCCCCATTCAGCCACACCGCACACAGTAGATCGAAGTACCCAGCGCGAGCCGCTGCCGGCATCGCCGTAACTTTGGGACTCGACTTCCACGCCTCGGGATACCACATCATTGCGTGCGGTTTTTTCATCTCATCGCACCAACACCCGGCAACGATCGGCCCAGTTGTACAGATCGTTCAGGCGCTCGTTGAAGTCGTACTCCGTGTCGCAATGCCAGGAGAACTGCTCCGCGATCTCGTCGAAGTAGTGGATGTCCCAAGCGTCAATGTACTTGCCGACTTGATCGCGAATCTTGTTCATGCGTTTCCAGATAGCATCGGAGATTTCAGATAACCTCTCCGATGAAAGCTCGTCGATGCACTCGTCATCCTTGAGCAAGTCCTTGATGCGTAACGTGACGCGCCACCCATGGCCGTATGGCCGCTCCAGGCTCTCCGGCGTCGTATATGGCTGGAATGTTGCCTCCATCACTCTCCTCCCTTCACTCGTGGTCGCCCCGATGCTGCCTCTAGCGCCTTCGCTGACTTGCATCCATCGTGAGCGATTTCAATCAGATCGGCTAGCTCCAGTTTCGCGAGAGCGCGCCGATCCAGCATCGGCTGAATGTTCGTGCATATTTTGTTTGCGAGCCGGTGGCGACGCGCTGTCTCTAGCGCCGCTCGGCCGATGGCAGGTCGGCGAGATCAACGACCCAACCCTTACCGATTTTGGTTGCTTGCAGTTGGCCGCGCTCGATCATCTGCTGGGCGCGGCGCTGGCTCACGCCGAAGATGACGGCGATTTGTGCCGTGGTCATGGCCGTCTTACACGTCATGCTGTATTGTTTCGCAACCGCCAAGACGATCTACCTGCGGCGTTTTTTCCGCTTCGGTCCCCCTTCGCGTCGCACGCTCGGCAGCCCTGAGCGCTTGGCGCGTTTAACGTCCCGCAATGCTTGCAACTCTTGCCTTTCATAGTTCAATCTCTCCGCTCTCTTTAGATCGTAATTGGACACATGCACCGCGCACTCGTAGCCGTTCCACATAAACCGGCTTGCGCCACGCAGATACGCCAGGATGTCGATCAACTCATCGTCGCTCGTTGTCCGGCGCTTATGGGTTTTCACCCAATGCCGCAGAGCCTCTCTTCGCCCCGGCCCACTCATGTTTTCCCTGGATCGGTACAGCGACTTGATTGTTTGCGGGGTTGCGGTAATCGACATACTGGGGGTGTTCGGGTGCGCGCGAATTTCCACTTTCCAGTCGTACTCGCTTGTCAGCGCCATACTTAGCGGCAGAAACAACTCTGAGTTTGCATCTTCGGCTGGCTTAATCGCTGGACTCCATCCATTCCCGAAATCCAGGGCTTCTAGTCCGTATGGGATTCCGACTGGAAAAACGTCGCGCCCTCTAACCTCCAAAACTTCCCTAGTGGAATCGTAACGACCATCAGCGAAGACCAACGCGAATAAGCTCTCAAACAAAACGCCGCTCTTGAGCGCTATCCCGAGTGGCCGCGCCTCTCTGATCGACATCCTGCGTATCCGGCGAAGGATAAACCTGCCAGGAGATTTGTCGTAACACATCCACCGCTCCGTTTTCTTAACAGCAAGTGGGCTGCTGTTGATCCATGCGATGTCAGCCGATCCGCCCATCGTATCCAGCATCTCCAATGGATCAATCCCGCAATCGTTCGCACTGTCGCTGACTCGGAATACTGGTTCTCCCTCGTCACCTTGCCCGTCATTGAGCGCCCACGCTCCATCGAACTCCGCTAGTGCTACGCGGTTCGCCTGAGATACAGCCTTTGGCCAATCCTTTTCTAGCCACTCCGGCTGCCAATTCTCCGCCAAGGCGAGATAGGTGAGTATACTCTCTACCCGATCCGCTAGCTTCTTCTCGCGACCTTTCATGATGACTTTGACCTCCCGTTGCTCAAAACATCACCCCGCTTTCCATCTCCCTGATGCGCTCGCGCGAGTCTTTGTAGCCCTGCTCCAGGGATGCGACGTGCTCGCGTAGGCGCTGGACCTCGGCAAGCAGGCCTGGGATGTCTTGGCGGGCGTGGGCGATGAAGTCGGCGTTGATTTCGACACGATCTGCGCCCTCGTCGTCTTCCCACCCTCCTACGCCAAAGTCACCTATCAAGTAATCCCCTGCGAATACCTCCCGCTCCGGCCTTCCGGCGAGGTTATTGCGCTCCCACGGACCCGGCGTCGCCGCCTCAACCCGCGCCTTGATCTCTGCCAATCGTTCATCGCTCATGACTTCTTTGGCCTCCCAGCCTTCCTCACCTTCACAGACTCCAGCGCCCGCCGCTGCATCACCCACACGCCGCCCACCTTCTCGGCTTTGATCCGATTGGCCCGGATGAGCGCCCGCACCCTGGACGTGTTGACATTCAGGATGCGGGCGGCTTGGGTTACGCTGAGCATGGCTGTTCACTGGCAAACATCTCGATTTGATCCCGAGACTCGCTGTACTCTTCCACAGCTCCGGGGAGGTTGGCGCACGCCTGCCGATAGTAGCTCGGCTTGAGTTCAACCCCCATCCCCTTGCGTCCATTGGCGACAGCGCCGTAGACCTCGGACCCAACCCCCATGAATGGCGTAAATACGGTTTCGCCTGGATTGGTTCGCAGGCACACCGCGCGGTCGATCACGTCGAGCTGGAGCGGGTGAACGTGCTTCTCATCCTCCGGGTCTCGGCAGTCCTGGAACGGGAGCACCCGGCCCATGTTGATGTCATCCCATACCGACGAAGCGTAGCGCCTCCAGATCCAGTGCGAGAACCTGTTCTCGGTCTGCTTGCCTGTCCAGCCCTTGTATCGCAGCAACTCAGCCGGGATAGGCGATTGGCCAGCGTAGTGATCTAGGCCGGTCGAGTTAGCGATCGGGATGGGGTTCTCTCCCTTACGGCGGAATACGATCAGGTAGTCGGCTGACGCGACACCGGCGTAGGCGGCATCGTCAACAATGGTCTTGTGCGCGAGGTTTTTGGTTAGCGTGCGGTTGCGAACCCACAGCGGCTCCTTCCAAATAGTGTGACGTGCGACCATCTTCCACCCTTCGTCTTGGTGGAGTCGAATGATATCGCCAGGAAAGTCGATCAGGTGATCTTGGCCACTGTTGCTGGACGGGATGTCCGTGCAATGGACGGCGGTCAACCGCCCCGGCATAGTGACCCGGAACAGTTGGCGCACCACGTAGCGATAGTGGTCGAAGAACTTATCGTAGTCCAAGCAGTTGGACAGATCGCGCTCGTTGGAAGTGTAGTGGTACAGCCCGCCGAACGGAGGCGAGTAGATCGAAAAATGGATCCGCTCAGCCGGAAGGGATTGCATCACCTCGATGCAGTCGCCGTTGTACAGGGCGTACTCGCTCGTTATCGTCTGGTCGTTCACAGCCATGTCGGAATCTCCTCTCTATTTTTGAACCCCTGAAACCCTTGCACGGCTAGCGAGTGGTTCATCTCGCGCACCAAGCTCTCGAACATCTTGCCGGCGGCTTCCGCCTTGCGCTGCTGGTTATCCATGATGGCGCGCTCGCCTTCCGTCATCACGATATCGACCACCACGGGACGCTCTTGTCCGAAGCGCCAGCACCGGCGAACCGCTTGGTAGTAGCTCTCGAATGAATGAGACGGGAAATAGGTCACATGCGCGCAGTGCTGGAAGTTAAGACCCCAAGCTGCTATCTTGGGCTTGCTGATGAGAACCCTTGCCTCGCCATTCGCGAAGGCCGCTAGTCGCTCCTCTTTGGCCGCATCGCTATCCGACCCGGATACCTGCACAGCATCCGGGATCATGTCGGCTAGCAAATTGCCTTCGTCATTCAAGTGGCACCACACGAGCGCCGGTTGGTCGTGGTCAACCAATTCCGCTACCTTCTCGCATCGTTCCTGAATCGTTCGCCTGCGGTCCTCCCGCTGGCTCCGTAGGTCAGTGGCCGGCATGTCGAACAGCATCCCATCAGGCGGGCGGCTGGCCTTGATGACATGGGTGTTCTCGATCAGTTCCGGCAACTCGAAGCGGTCGTCATTGAAACCCAGGTCGGACGGCTTGCGGCAAGCGCGCGCCCAGGATGTGACCCAGCGCCAGAATGGCGTCTCGGCATGGCCCTTGAGCCTCCACTTAGGAACTTCGCCATACATCCTGCGGGCCGCACTGTTGTTATTGTCGTTGCGGAAGAACCGCCCCAGCATGTCCATGTAGCCGAGGTATCCCAGGGCTTCACTCGATGTTCCAAGTTCGATGTAGTCGTTCGGTGCGGCAGTCGCCGTCGCCAAGAGCCGGTACGACACCTTTAGCATGAACTCGGTTATCTGCTGCTTGCGCTTGCCGTCGAATGATTTGAGGATGCTGGACTCATCACAGACAACGCCGCCAAACCTGGCCGGGTCGAACTTGTCGATGCGCTCATAGTTCGATAGCGTGATTCCGCACGGGACAGAGCCATCGCTAGACCGCGCGCATTCAATGCCGAACTTTGCACCCTCGCGAACGATCTGCTGCGATACCGCCAATGGCGCTAGGATCATCGCGGGCTTGCCGGTTTTCTCCAGGATGTTCTGAGCCCAAACCAACTCAATCGCGGTCTTGCCCAATCCGCAATCCGCGAACACGGCCCGTCTTCCGCCCCGGATTGACCACTCCGCTAGATGGCGCTGAAAGTCAAACAGAAACCCCGGCATGAACGTCGGCTCAAAGCCGCAATCAGCGCCCTCGTGGCGCTTGGCCTCCAGAAACTTCTCGTACTCGCTTCTCTGTTCTTCCTGTTCCCTCAATTTAGCCTCCACGTACCAATCCAACTGAGCCATCGCCACATGCCACGCTGGCGGCGCTGGCCCCCATACGGGGTCTTTCGTCAGTGCGTCACCGTAGGCGCGAAGTTGCGCCGGGGTTGCGTTGAACAGCGGCATCTAGCGAGCCGCCCACGAGTACAGAAACCCGTTGCTGATCGCATCGCGCATCGGCATGACGACGCCGCGCTCGTCTTGCTCGACGGCAACCGCGAAATGCTTGGGGCTTGTCGCGCA